TAGGACGCCTTGCTGCGCGAACGCAGCCTGAGGCACCTCAATCGGGACACGACGCACCTTCTCACCGTTAGCGGTGCGGATAACACTATCCGGACCCAGGGCGAGTTCCTGCGCGTCAGGGGGGAGAACGATGGGAGCCTGCACGGACTTTTGCGCCGCCTCCAGACTCAGCAACGCAAAGCGTGCCTTAGCCACCTGTACAGCCAGAACATCATCGAACTGACCGTGCGAGTCCTCATCCACGCCGGGACGTTGAGTCCATTCAATCAAACACTCACCGACAGGGTTTTTCACCGACTCCAACACGACAGCGTTACGGGTCGGCAAGAACAGCATGTCCACTTTAGAGTCGTGGTAGCGGACAACCTCAATCAACTCGTTACCCGTAGACGACTCCTTGATGGAGCCTTCCGCCTGCGGGTACATGGCGAGCAGTTCGTCACGGGTCTTGAAGAAGGAGAAGAAGCCTGCTTCGATCTGATGCCAACGGTTGAACACCGGGTACGCGCCGATGGAGTCCATGAACGTGATGCGTGGCATCATGTTCTTCACGTCAATCTCCACCATCGCGGGAACGAACCCGTAAGTGAAGTAACGGTCCGTGGCGGTGTACATTTGACGCTGCACATCGGAGAAGTCCAGGTATCCGTTGACGATGCGGGTGCGCTTCTCAGCGAACTCACGGGCACTGTCGGACACCATTTTCGCGGACGCGCAGTTGAACGCCGGGAGCGGTGCCATAACCTCCGACAGGTCACGGGCAGCGACATCCACCATGTTCGCTACGATGCCCCTATCGAACGGGCCTTCGGGGAATAACTCTGGGTACACGTCACGCATGCGGCCTTGCCGGACAGCGAGCACATCTTGCATTCGCTTGTCACGTTCAGCCCAGCGGGACTTCATGCGATCATACTGTGACTTGATCTGACGCAACGTGGAGTTGTTGCCAGGTTCGTCCCGGTAGTTCGCTTCCGTGAATGGCATGCTCAAAAGAATCCTCCTACGCCCCGATAGGGGTCCAAGCCCCTGATGCTTCTGCTTCTAGGAGGCTCACTGTTGTTTGCTGCTTCTTATCCCACGGTGTCAGGAAACTGTTCCGTACATGCGAGCGTGTGTAGTTTGATGCGAGAGTGATGCGGTCCCGGCATGACAACTCTGCGAACCAGAGCGCCATCACGATGTCGGTTTTCTGGTTCTTCGGTGCGTCCGGATGCCACGTCACCAGTTGCTCAATCAGTTGCTTGCATGATTCCTGACCGTGGGTGGAGGGCAGTTCAATCAGGTGGTATCCGTCTTGCCAGCCGTTCCACAGCACCGTCATGGATGCGACACCGAAATCAGTGTCATGCTTATTCTGACCAGTGAAATGCGGCTTAATCACACTACCCCGGCTGGAGCAGTATTCGTTCAGTTCCCGGTCATGGACGAGGAAACCTTGGAAGCCGTTCCGTTCGATACGCCACTCACTGATCTTGTACTTCTCTGTCCATTCCTTAATCAGGTTCCGCATAGCCTCCGGTGTGATACCGGGCTTATTGAACACATCCAGCACGTACCGTTTCTGGCTTTTGATATCAAGACCTATCACGACGGCGGCGGTGTGCCCGGAGGTGGCGGGGTCAAGACCGGCGATAATAATTAACCCGTCCATACCTTGCGGTCGATTGTTCACCATACCTTTCGGTATTGGTCCTGCCATTCTATTACCATTGATGGAAGCCTTGATCGCTTCAGCGGAGAACACGGCATCATCAGCGACTTGCTGCTGCTGGTACACCATAGCCCACGCACGAGGCGAAACCCTACGCCGCTTCTGGGCAAGCCGTGGCCCGTCCCACTTCGGGTACAAACCATTCTCGTCAGCGGTCTGAGTTTCCACCTTCGACCCAGGTTCCGGCTGATTAGACCTAGGCCACAGGGTCACCCAGTCTCGCGGGTCATCCTTGAACTCTAGTACCGCTGGCATGGACAGGTACGACCACGGTGACTCCTCATCCGGGTACCTGTGCGGGTCACGAAGTTCAGAATACAAATCCTTCGCCGCCAGTCGGGTACCCACCACGAGCATAGAACCGGAGGCACTCACGCGGGAGATAACTTCAGACTGAAGCCAATCAATCTGCTTATCATACTCGTGAGCGTTCGTTAAGTCAACGGTGTCGTCTAGGATGATCAGGTCAGCACGGGCACCGTAAATATGCCCACGGATACCCAACGCCTGCACGGTCGGGTCCTTCTCACCCGAATCCCTAGCATCATCAGACACATAAATCATGGTCTGGTTCCACGCCTCAGAGTTCTTATCGAACCCCCCGATAGGCGCGTAGGCGGAGATCATCTCATCATACCTAGGATGCGTGAGGCGGGTTTTGATGGCGTACAGCATCTTCTTCGCCATCTCAGCCGTCTTCGACACGAGGATCACCCGAATGTTCGGGTCCATGCAAATCCGGTAGCACACGTAGTTGATCGTGATGGAGGTCGTCTTTGCATGCTCGGGGGGCATGTTCACCATGACCAGGTCACGTTCACCCGGCTCATGCACCATACCAGGGTGCGTCCAGGACGGGTCGCGGCCCTCAATCATGTCCACCACATTCAACATGTGAGGGAACACACGGGCACCCAAATACTTCTCTGAGAAGTCCGGGAAGGAGATATAGTCTCGTTCTTTCGGCCCGGATATCTTCTCCAGGTTCTTGATCCGGTCCACAGCAACCATGAACTCAGGATCAGTGGAACGCCAGCGTTCGTAGGTGGATCGGTTTCTGCCGACGATCTCTAGGGCCTGGTTGATGTTGAGGCCACGGTGCATTTGGGAGAGGAACTCTTGTTTCACTCGCGCTACATCTTGACCGGCCTTACGACCTGCCTTAGTAGCCATAACCCTCAACCTTACCTTTAGAGTGGAATATTATCCCTCGGCAATTAAACTTTCCAAACCTGTACTATAATACCCTGCGGCGCCCTGTGAGCAGGGCACCTTATTCAGGGGGAGGGAGGGACGGACCATGAGGGGAGTCCCGACCGACCCCGCCTCGGGGCCACGAAGCCCCTCAGCGCAGTGGCCCCCCACCGTCCGCCTACGCTCAGGCTCCGGCTCCCGGTGAGGAGCCACGGGTGGGGGGATTAAAAATCCCCCTACTATATATATCCCTGTCCAGAAGGGTATTTTCGGACACCAAAAATACGATCGTTACCAAATCGTTACACAATATCCTACCAAAACCGGACAAACCAGAACACCACAAACAACAATATCACGCACGATCAAGACCCCTATATATATATACCTACCGTACCGCCTATTTATAAATGCCCCGGGTCAAGATGGTTGAACCTTCAACCTTTTGACATCAAGATATCCAACATTCAACCACCTATTCCCTACCAATCTACTAGGAAAAGGGGGGATAGGGTGGGCTAACCTTGCCAAGTTTGTATGGTTAGCGGACATATTAGAGAGACTAGTGCGACATATGCATATGTGCATGATTCGTACAGGTGTTCGATTGGGGATTGTCTCATGACTGTGCTCGATTGTCAAGGGTTTCGAGTGTGGGATACGTCACATGAAGTTGTCCGTTTTGTCCGTTGACATGGGCTGGCCTAGGGTGTACAGTGGGAACACAAGTCAATAGAGCAGACATCGATGGATGCGCCGTTAGTAGCAGCCCAAGGGGTGACGGACATTACATGGAAAGTCTGCCGGAAGACTTGACAGCACGGCAGTAAGGGTGTAAGGTAGTATCAGTAAGGCTAGGACAGACAAGGACGAAAGGGGATACGATCATGGCACGCGCAACGAGCGCGAGCCTGTACGGAAGCGGAACACCGACTGACCTTAGCAGGGTACCGTGGACGCGCCCAGCGCGTGCCTATGGACTGCGTAGTGGCTCGTCTTCGACCGGCTACTATCCTGCCTATGGTACTCGTCCGCGCCGGAAGGTTCGCAAGGATATCGTAGACAAGCAGACTAATCTCGTGGCTCCGGTCGCGCAGTATGACGACGACGCTCCAGCGCCTAGGTTCGTCCGTGAAGTGTCCGCAGTGGTGGCGTTCGATCGGGAGAATCGACCGGCATACAACTAGGCTTGACAAGTGGTGCCAGGGTATGCTAGTCTGGTGCCAGGACGAAAGGATAGGACAGTGACGAATTACAGGGTGGTAACCCGTTACTACGGGCCGACAAGTTTCAAGGGTTCATATATCACGGTACGGTTACGTGGTGGCAGAGTGGCGCGTATCCCATACGATCACGCTGCCGATAATGCCCACCAATCGGCAGTGCGTGAGGCTTTCGGTAGGTGGGGCATGGTGGTGCAGGGTATTGACTTCGTGGACTCTGCGCGTGGTGGTCGTGGTAACGTGTACACAGTGACAGTAGAAGGGTAGGACGATGGATATCGCAATGGTGGCAGTGCTGATCTTGTTCGGCACACTGGTAGGATGGCTCATACATGAAGCGCAAGACCTGATTGATGAAGCACGCGAGGACAGGACGGAGGACCAATGGTAACTTGTTTCGATTGTGGGATTGAGACTGATTGGACGATACCAATAGAATCTCGTGGTGGATTACTGTGTTCGGATTGTTTCGCAGAGTTTGTCAGCGAAGTCGCTAAGGCTTGGACCCCACCGATAAGGACGAAAGGATAGGATGATGGCACTGACTGAACGAAACGTGAGACGATACGAACGAGCATTCGCCCGTGTCATCCGTGGGCACACTGCCTACGATGTGGTGCAGGCGGCACACTGGTACCGTGATGCGGAATTGTACTGCCGCTACCTTGCAAGCAACTTCGGCGTGACATTGGAGCAAGCGTGTGGTGTCATGTCCGCATTCTCGCCACGAGTCCACTGGTCACGTAACAAGGTACTAGCGGAATTGTATCTGGCGGGTGAGCCTACGCCTGGACTGTCGCAGTCTCGCCGTAACGCCGACGCCGTCATGGTGCATGGCATGGATGCGCTACGTGGTGCGAAAACGAATGCATTCGCACGGAATATGTACGGTGACACCGACGCGGTAACGATTGATGTACACATGATGAGGGCCGCTGGTTTCGATGACCGGGACGCACCTACGATAGTGCAGTACCGTGAGATGTCGGTCGCTATCCGTAGACTGGCGCGGAAGCACCGGATGCAGCCGCGTGACATGCAAGCACTGGTCTGGATCAAGCAGAGGGGAAGGGCAGAGTGATGGTAGATACTGAAGTGCATCACGAGGAATTAGTAACGAAGTACCTAGGCTATATCGCTTACGCTACGATGTGGAAGGATGGTAAGTGGACACTTGAAGTGTACGAAGTGACACCATTGGGTAAGCATTGGATTATAACGGATGCTGACGGTGCCTATGATGATCGTCCTGATGAGGACATGGTGCAAGACATGATCGATGACCATATTGCTGGATACTAGGGAAGGATGGAACGATGCAAGGTGTATACCCACGATTGAAGAGCAAGTCCGCACTGAAGGTAGCGGTGAAGATGCAAGACGAGGTGTCACTGGAAGCCACGTCGATGTTTGGTAACGAGTATGATGGTGACTTGTACAGTGCGCCGGATGGTACCTACTATGTGGTTGGTCCGGACCCGTACACGAATCGTAAGTGGTACGCGACGATCACGAAGTCTGGTGACACGATCAAGGTGTCTTAGGAGAGGAAAGATCATGGAGAAGTTGGATAACGGCAAGTACCGGATCGGTGGTAGCGAGTATTATGGTGATGACTACACGAACCTTGCCTTGGCTGAGTGCGCGTGTGGTTGGCGCAAGATCGACAACGAGATGATGGTGTATCTGGCCTTTCAGGAGCATGAGTGTTTGACGAAGGCTGGTAAGCCACGGAAGCGTAAGTTGGATGGTCGCATGCGTGCGGCTACGTTTGATGAAGTATTCAAGGACGATCAGGAGAAGGAGGAAGTGTGATGAAGGATGTGAAGTGGGAAGACAGGCCACTGATGCATGACTGGGTGCGGGTAAGAGCATGGCGTGGTAACAAGATGCATGCTATCGACTGGCCCCGATCCGAACCGTGGATGCAGCAGTCGTACTGTGGGCAAGCATTGCAGTCAGGCCAGAGTTTGGTCAGTGACTACTCACTACCAATGATGGTTCGCAACCTTACATGCTGCGGTGAGTGTGTGAATGTTATTAGAGAAGATCTATTGGAGGAAGTGTGATGACAACTAAGACTGATATTGTCAATTCATATAAGGTTACCTTTGTATTCCAATATTCTACTATCTCTGTTTGTGTCTTTGCAATGAGTGAAGATGCAGCAAAAGATATGGCCCCTGACTACATCTATGATGATCTTGGCTATTCTACCTTGTCTAGCATTCTAGATGGTGCTCAGGATATTACTGTCGAACTTCTAGATGAGGACGTATTGTGATCAAACTAACTAGGCGTGGCAGGGTAGTGGTAACTATCGTCGTGACGCTTGTGTTCCTTGCGTTGCTTGGCTACGCTGGACATATCGAAACACTCGGACTGTAGGAAAGGAAAGATGATGGTGACGACGATTATCACGACAAGGAACGGACGCTACACCAAGACACACGAAACAACCGAGTACGCATGGAAATACATTCAAGCGTTCGTGTGTGTCACGAATGATGCCGAGTGGGAAATGGTGGTGGACTGATGCACGATACGTTACGCTGCCTAGACTGCGAAGCACTACTATCAAACATGACTAGCATCAAGCGTGGTACGTGCGACGACTGCGAAACATACTGGAAAGCAATACTCAACAACCATAAGACGATCAAGGAATGGAGAGAACAGCAATGATGCAACACATAGAAGAGAACTACGTGCGTAGCCTGGTAGGTCGCGTCATCTACCACCGCCTAGCGGAATGGAAAGGGTTCACACCGAACGACTACCCGTACCAGGATAAGCAGTGCATCGACTACGCGAACGCCGTCGTGGATGCTATCGGCTACGACGACGACATGATCCTCTCACTGGAGGACTACTTGCAGGTAAGAGGTGATGTGCTGTGAGGTATCAACTGGTGATTCATGGTGGCTACAACCCGCAGTATTACCACTTCAGTGACCCTAACGAACTGGTGCGTTGGCTGGTGCAGGAGGAAGGGATCGTGGAGGTGACGGTTCGTGAGGTACCATAGTGTGGATTGGGGGCAGGCGGCATGCCGTGGTATCGACACGGACCTGTTCTACTCTGACGATCATGTGCAGTCGTGGATGCTGGCCCCAACGATGCGGCGCATGTGTCACGCTTGCCCTATCTTCGATGACTGCCTGGAGTATGCGTTATGGAATGAGGTTCATGGTTTCTGGGCTGGGTTGACGGAGAAGCAGCGTCAAACGATGCGCGGTAGGTTACGGAGGGGTGAGCATGCGGCCTAGAGTGGCTGAAATACGGGCTGTGACGGCCCTCCTGGACGCCGAATGGCAGGATGTGGAGGACTTATCGAGGGCGGTGATCCAAGCCGTGTATGACGGGCTGAGTGAACGCGAGTTGTGGGTGGTGGTCGCCACCGATAAGCGTCTAGGCACGTTCGCTTACGGTCCTTACGATACGAGAACACAAGCAACGAAAGCGATAGGGAAGGAGATCGTTAGCCCTGGCCCTGAGCCTATGTCAGCGTTGATTCGACCGTTACTGAAAGGTGACCCGGCATGATTGAGTTACTGTTCATGGTACCAAACACGGACATACCAGAGTATACCGTACCGAAAGTGTATGAAAGGTACGAGAGGTGTGTTGCGGAGCGTGAATCAAACAGCCGCCCAGGTGCAGTGAACCCATCAGGTAAGTACCGTGGCATGTACCAGTTCGATAAGGCACTCGCCCGTGGCACCACCTGGCACATCATCGACTGGCTGGATACATGGCACAGCAAACCGAAAGCCTACGCTGCATGGTTGCGTAAGACACCGATGAACCTGTGGCCTGAGGAAGTGCAGACCGCTGCGTTCGTCGCCGTGTTGGATGGTCACGACAAGAACATCAGGTGGTATGGTAAGAGTCACTTCGCTGGAGGCCGGTGGTCATGTTGAAGAAACGCAAAAAGTCCAATAAAATCAAGGGTTTTTCGCACCCTCTACCATGGATGCATCACCTGTTGAATGTGGAAACCCGCGCCGATTACCGTGGTGTACCCACCTACGTGTGCATGTGCGGGTATGACATGTTCCTGATCGCTGCCATCTTCGATGGTGACACTCAGGAACCAGGCATGTACATGCTGGATGGTGTGTGCTGCCACTGTGGTGCCCTTGTTACTGTCCCGTGCCCCGCTGATGGGCCTGACCCTTTGGAGAAGTTCGATGATATGCAAGCCCTGTAAGACTGGTGGAGAGTTGAATAAGCGTGGCCTTGGGTTGAAGGCTGACGATAAGTTGAGGGATGCTGAGGCTGCGTTCAAGCAGGCTGAGTTCTTCCACGATGATTGTAATGGTTGTGACTGTCAACACATGGTGGGGATGAGGTTGCATGACTGAGGTGAAGATGACTGGGACTGTGACTGCCAGCATGGAGGCACGCACAGTGGAGGACTTGCGCACTCTCGTGGCTTGGTTGAATAGGTACAGTGTCCCGAACAGTACGGAGATTGATTGGGGTTCGGGTATGGTGTATGTGGAGTTGACGTATGGTGCTGCCCCTGCTCAGTGGATTGAGTGCGGTGACCACATGCCACCCGTGTCACGGTTCGACATTCTGATTGATACGCATACGCATGATGATGACGGGAACGCACCGAAGAAGCCAGCGAAATATGACTGGCCTACGATTGACCGTTACGGTAGTGAAGGGATGCCAGGATGATAGGTGGCATGAGTGACTTGACCATTCCCGAGTTCGACCCGCATGAATGCACGTATGCCGAGTGGCGTGGTCGTGAAGTGTGCGAGTTGTGTGGCTTGGAAAAGCAACCGTGAGGATAGCGTTCATAGCAGACGACTTCCTCCTAGACCGTGACATACTACGACCAGGGGGGTGCTCCTACTACCGCTGCATGCTGCCCATGAACACGCTACGTGGACACAAAGTAGCGTTCGGGCCACCAGCATTCACAAGCGAGTTCGGGTTCGGTGTCCGCACCAGCAAAACCACGGCAGATTTCGGGTTCGATGTTGTC